TTACTGCTGGCTGACGGAAAGCAGCCGTAACCTGACGGTCCATAAGTTCAAATGCACGGTTACCGTACTTTGATAGCACGCTTTCTGCATCATCTGTTAGACCTTCAATACGAAGGGTAGTATATATTTCACCCTTAGGCTGAAAGCCTTGGGTTGCTTTTTCAAAGTCTTCAAATGTAATAGCCTTTGCAGACTTATGCCACTTGTCTTCAATAGCAGTGAGAGTCTTGGTCTCTTCATCAACTAATTGTGTATGACGTGACTTAACAGCATTAAATAGTTCATCATTAAACTTAGTAGCAGAACCATGAAATGCTAAATAAAGGTCTAGTAAAATACGGTCAACTTGGTCAACAACAATATCTACTTGGTTGACACCACGTTGAGTCAATTCACTACTACGGGAAGACATCTGGATAAACTGCTTGACAGCCTTGACATCTTCAATAGTGTATACAGAACTTGGCTTAAGTAACTTAACACCATCTTCGCCAATTTCTTCAACTAGTTCAGTATTACGGCGTATGCCAATAGCAGCAAGGGCTTGGTCTTTAGCCTTGCGAAAATCAGCAGCAGTTTTTAGTCCATTGTTGTCAAAAAAGTTAGTTGCTGGGTCAAACAAACGCTTAGCATCTGTTCCATCTAGCGACTTTGCATTTCCATAAAAACGTTTAATCCAGTTTTCAAAGTGAACTGCTGATACTCCACGACCACCAAAGATTTTTGCATCTGCAAGTTCGCTGGTTGATATAACTTTACCACCACGACCAGATACTGCATCAAGGTCCTTGAGCATTAGGTCATAGTTGTTAGGGTCAATAAGTTCTTCTACAATTTCACGTTCAAACTTACCTGTAATGCTTGCAGCACCAGCCATAGAACGTGTAGCAGAGTTAAGAAGGTGTGCGCTATGCGCTAATCCTTCAACAATTAAGTCAGCCTCTAGGTCATCTGCACCTTTACGGAATGGCATAGACGCATCTTCTGCTGTTCCAAATGCAACATCAAGATTGCGAACCATATCTTCGCTGATGCCTTTTTGATTAGCAATTTGCGCACGCTTAGAAGCGCGGTCAGCAAGCGGTATCATCTCTGATGTACGTGTTCCGCCAATCCACTTCTTTAATGATTGACGAAGTGGTTCTGCTGTCTTGCTACCAGTGTAAGCGGTAGCCATTTTACCCAAACGGTGTCCCATGCGCAGCGCAAGGTCAAAGACTTCTCGTCCTGGTGCAGTAAGCACAAACATAAATGCTTCATCAATTGCACTTCGGATACCCAATCGTGGGAACAGAGTGAGAACAGACCATGCGTTTACAAAATCATCAGCAATTTTTAACTGTGTTGCCCCACCCATTGCACCAATAAGGTTCTTTTTGCTTTTAATCTGTCCAGCCATCTGTGCAATCTCAATGTAATTTAGAGAACCAATAGCACCAGCCTCTTGGAATGGGTGAATAATTCCAGATGACTCATATTTAAGTACGTCATCTTCCATCTTAAGCCCAACTTTGCCAATCTCTTCAGCAAATGCTGGATTAACTTCTAGTTGAGAAACAATTGACAAGCCTTCTTTATCACCAAACTTAGACTTTAGGATTTCATCCATAAGTTTTTTGCCATCTGGATGTCCGTCAAGACCATAACGCTGCATAACGCCAACATAAAGGTTGCGCATAATAACAACCTGGTCGTTAGCCTCTGATGTAATAAACTTTTGTGTAACAAAATCAGCCAAGTCGCGTGGCAATACCTGACGCGCAACAGTGCGGAAGTTATCAGCAGTCTTGTATGCATCTTCGCCAAGAAGAATTACGCCACCTTGCGGGCTACGTGCAAAACGTTGAGCAAGTTTTTCTTTGCGTGACATTCCTTGATAAAACTTTTTAATGTCATCAATGTTTTCCGCCCAGAGTTCGCCTTCTTTACCTAGTGTAGATAAAGTTTTAAATGCGTCTTCGCCTTCTGCAGCAATTTCTTTTGTAGTACGACCAGTGTAATTAAGTTCTTTGTCAATCCAACGACCCATGCCTTCGCCAAGGCGACGCTGACTGCGGGCAGTAGCAACACCATTGCGGAAATACTGGACACCATCAACACGACCAGAAAGAAATAGCGGTACGTTTTCTACTTGTTCAAAGTATCCGAGTGCAGATTTAGCATCTGTAATATCGTTGCGCTCAAGTAACTTAATTGCTTCATCGTTATTATAAGCAGGAAAGTTTGTTTTAATATCACGAATAATAGTAGAACGTGCTGCCGTATCTGGAGCGTCCTTAAGACGCTTAATTTCTGAACCAAGTCCGTCCCATAGTTTTACAACATCTGGTTCAGTAGCAAAGATTTGACGCACACCAGCAGTGCCATGCTTTTGCACAATAGCGGCAAGTTTATCTCCACGCTTAAGTATGCTAGAACCGCCGAATGTTAAATAACTTAGTGGGTCAATTGCCAACTGATATATAAAGTCAATAGCACCTGAAAGATTTTTAGTCTTTCCATCAATGTAATCTTGCTGCAGATTAGAGTTAGTAGGCTTAGTATCAAACATACGAAGTATGTCACGACCAGGTGAAATCTGTGCGTACTTAACGCCATCCATAACTTGCTTAAACTTTTCTGGTTCATTGTATGCTTCTTGCAAAGCATCAAGCATCTTCTGGGTTACTTCACCATTTGCAGCAACAATCTCTCCTGGCTTTAATCCAGAAAGAAGTCCCTTTGCTACAGTAACACGCTCTTCACCAAAATACTTAATAGTCTCATCTAATGCTCCATTGTCGTAGACACGACGACCATCCCAAGCATCAGTAAATGTTTGCTTATTAAATAAACCTTCGCCCTGTGCAGCCTGACGAGCCATAAGATATGGCGTATTAATAATACGTGTCCATGCTGTAAGCCCTTTAAACAATCCAATAAGCGGGCTTGCTGCAATCTTACCAGCACTCTTTAGGGCAGCAACGGCGTAGTCGCTTGTTGTATCTGCTTCTTGAGCATACGTAGCATCTGGGTAAAGAAACTTAATCTTTTCCTGAGCATCTGCTTCTAGTTTAAAAAACTCTTTGCGTGCATCTTCTACTGGAAGTTGCATAAGGTTTTTATTTTTTTGAATAGTCCAACTAAACTGCTCTAGTTGTGTTCCCTGTTGAGCATTAAGGTTACCCTGCTTGGCAGCAGCATAAAGATTTGGACTCGTCTTTGCAACGATAGAGTTTACGTTGTAAGCCATTAGTATCCTTCATCAACTAATGCTCTGTAAATTAATTCAGTATCACCACTTGGGTCATACTTAATAAGTTGCTGTAGAGTCTGTGCAAGTGTGTAGGACTGATTAGGTCGGTCCATCATAACTTCAGAACCAGGTCCAGCACCAATGTTAATGCCAGAAGTTATCGGCTCATCTGGTCTGGCTGTTGGAGCCATAAGTGGAGTTGGTTCTGGTAACTGGAGTGCTGGCGTTGGGGAATTGTTACTAGCCATAGGAGCAGCAGTTTGTTGGTCATATGTTGCTTGTCCCTCTCCATAAGGAAGTCCTGAAATATATTGAGCAGGTTGTGTAGGTCCACCATCTGTGCGCTGTGATAGCGCACCAGGACCAGATACAGGTGCAGGATTTTCTGGCTTTCTATAACCGCCTTGTGCCATTACTCGTCCTCCTCATCTTCTATGTGATTTAAAATATCTTTTTTACTAGGAAGTTCTACCCAAGTTGGATATGATTCAGGTGTAGCAATTAGCCACAGAGCATCATCTCTAGTAAATCCAGAGCGACGTAATGATTTAAAATATTCATTTAACCAAATTGAGTGTTCATCTAGTTTTGTGTATTCTCTATCTTGAACTCTACTTTTACGAGTGACTGGCTTTTTCTTTGAGGTTGCCATTGCTACTCCTAAATTGGTCTACGTTGTTCTGTCTGTACGCTTGATGATGCTTGACCGCCTCCAGAGAGACGAGCCAGAAGTGTTTGCATTTGGTCTTGCGGAGGCAACTGAGGTTGAGCGCCTCCTACTGGAGCACCAGGAGCAGCGGGGACAGGTTGCTCAACTGTAGGTTGTGCCCCAGCAGGAGGTTCTTCTGGAGTGAAGACGGCTTCAATAGCCTCCTCAATTGGTTTGCCCGCTTTACGCGCTTTAATAACTTCAGCAAATTGTTGCACAATCTTAGTTGGGTCTTGACCCTGCATTGCCATCTGTGGGATGGCTTGAGCATATGACTGCATTGAACTTACAAGCGCCTTGCGCATGCCTTCAACTTCAATCTTCTCTTGCTCTTGTGTTACGTTAATTCCAAATGGTAGTTCGCGCATAGCCATGTCAACGGAGATAAGTCCACCGCCAAGTGCCTGCAACATAAAGATAAGACCTTGTGCTGGGTTAAGACCAGCAAGCATGCCATAACGAACATCAGCGGAATAATCGCCTTTAATGTCTTTAGTTGGTTTGTATGTAATTTCATAAGGTGAACCTGAATCTACTCCGCGAATTGTTTTTTCTTCGGGATAAATCATTTCATCTACATTAAAACAAAGACTAATTATATCTCGAAGTGCTGCAGCAAAAATTGCTTGTGCTGATTTAACCTGAGTATCAAAGGCTCCCATAAGAGCCTGAACACCCTGACCAGTAACAATAGAAGCATCTATGTTTCCAGTACGAGATTCAGGATAACGTGTACCAACACG